TCATTTTCAAAAGGATTTAGTATATTACCCACCATAATAACCAATGGATTATTACTTCAATTGGACGCAAATAATTTAACAAGTTATCCTGGTAGTGGAACAACTGTTTATGATTTAACTAATTCATATAACCATACATTGATTGGTGCTACATTTACCACATTGAATGGGATAAAATGTTTTGAGTGTACATCGGGAAATAATAGAGTTGTTGTAAATGGAACAGGCCCAACTTTACCAACAACAGGATACACCTATGTAACTTGGGCAAGATTGATAAATAATAATTCCGGATTTAGAACATTACTTTATACAAACTCGCCTAAATATACACCAATTACTATTCCTAATGGAACAAATACATTAGGATATTGGGATAGTGCATTTAGAAGTTCAGGATTTGACCTTACATCTTTTGTTGGGGTTTGGACTCAATACGCGGTAGTTGGAGATAGTGCATCTCAAACATTCTACATAAATGGTTCACAGGCAGGAAATACAATTGCTTTCGGTTCGGGTGGAAGAACACATTGGGGGTGGGGTAATAATGATACCGCCGGTCAACCTTTTGGACATGTTGCAAATCTTTATTTGTATAATAGAAAATTATCAATTGAGGAAATAACACAAAATTATAATGCAATAAAACCGACTTACGGATTATAAGAATATAAGATATTTATAGGATATGGCAAACTTAATAAGATTAAAACAAATAGAAAGCGGTTCCGCATTAACAAGTGCAGCAAATATTGGAACAGATATAAGTGGTTCAGTTATTGGCATTGTTAGTTCATCATTAAGTGGAGCTTTAGCTATAATTGCAACCGATGTAGAAGTTGCAGCAATAAGTGCATCAATTGCTGCAAGTATTGGTATAGTAGCAACTGGTGTGGGACTTGTAACAACTTCATCTTTTCATGCATACACTGCATCTTTGGGAAACACATTCGCAACAGACTTGGAGGTTTATCAAACTGCGTCTGCTATTATTGACCAGGGTGAGTTTTAATAATAAAAATTCATATTTATAAACAATATTACGAATAAATAGATGGCTCAATTAATACAACATAAAAGAGGTAGGTTAGAAAGGTTATCCATAATTACAGGTTCTCTACAAAAAGGAGAAATATTAATTGTAACTGGTTCATCTAATATTACATCTTCAAATGGTTCATCTATTTTATTTGCAGCAACTGAAAGTGGTTCAGTACAAGCTACGAATAGGTTTATAATAGGTAGTTCGGCACCAAATGAATTTCCTACATCGACTTATGGTGGGTTAGTAAATGGAGTCCCTTATTACGATAGTGGCAGTGGTACTTTATATTTGTTAGGAAGTGATGGTAATACTCCAATAAACTTAACAGGTAACATTAGTGTATTTAGTGCATCGGTAGCAACTTCATTTAGTGCAAGTAATGCGAGTATAGCAAGTATAACGGGAGATTTTAGTTCGTCAGTTGCAACATCATTTAGTGCAAGTAATGCATCACAAATTGCATTAAGTTCGTCAGTAGCAACTTCATTTAGTTCAAGTCAAGCTGCCGAAACGATATTAAGTTCATCAATTGCAACATCAATATCTGCAAGTAATGCAAGTATAACAACATTGAGTTCTTCGATATCTGCATCTATTATTGAAATTGTAAGTGCATCATTGAGTAGCTCATTATCAGTAATAGCAACGGATATAGAAGTTACAATTGTTAGTGCATCATTATCATCGTCACAAGCTTTAATATCATCTTCAATTAGTACATCAATTGCAGAGACTTTAAGTGGAAGTGCTGCATCGATTACAAGTTTAAGTTCTTCGGTATCAACATCGTTAGCAACTTTAAGTGCAAATTTAGCAGCTAATACAGGTATATTTTTACAAACGGGTTCAGCTTACGCAACGACTAACAATATAGAAATTACAGGTAGTTTAAAAGTAAGTGGAACAATCGACCCAGATAATGTAACAGTTGGTATTCCTACTGCAAATGCATGGCAAAGTAATTTGAATGGTTCTTATTTTAATAATTTCACATCGGAAACAAATGTATCTGAGATTTTAAGATTTGTTGCAGGTTTATTATCATCGTCAGCACCGGATGCATCACCAAATACAAGAACATTAAGTTCAGTAACGGCAACTGCACAAAACACAACAACAGGTACGGCATTGACAGGTAGAATTCCTCAAACTTCTACCAATACAACAATTACATATTTAAATGGTAAAGGATTTGCAACTGCAGGTTCTACAATTTTTAGTGGTGTTACTCCAATTTACACAGCAAATTACGGATACAACTATACATCGGTAGCAGCAGGTACAACAACTGCAACCTCATCATTAGACGCACAATTATTTGGATTAGGTAATTTAAGTAGTGGAACACCGACAAACTTTAAAGTAAGCGGTTCATTTACATTTAGATTTAAAGATAATAGTGCAAAAACAGATACGGCAACTTCATCATCTATTGTAAGTATAACACAAACAGGAGCAGGTACAACTAGTGGTGTAACATTGGCATTAATCAATACAGTAAATCCTGCAGTTATTCCTCCAGGATATCAAGATGGAAAATTTGCGTCGGCATTGGGTCAAACTCTTTATAGTGGTTCTGCAACGGCAGTAAGTGCAAGTGGATACTATCACATATCATCATCTATTCAAATAGCAAGTGGTAGTAGTGGATATTCAACCGCAATAGTGGCAAATGGTACGGAAGTATTTTGGGCACCATTAACTACAATCTCAACAAACGTTCCTGTTCAAACATCACTAACGGGTAGTACAACATTAGTTAGTGTATCAGCAACATCTCGTTCATTAAGTGGAGCACCTTATTTATTAACTTCTACTTATACTATATCATCATCAGTAACAAATTTATTTAACCCACTATTCTATAACGGAACAGTTGGTTCAATTGCATTAAGTGGTACAGGTGTAGCTTACACATCAGGTGTAAATTCAGTTGCAACATCGGGAGGAACAATATCAACTGCAAATGGTGTTTTTGATACAACAAACACAACAGTTAGAACTACTTCTACAATTCCATTTGAAACAGATGTAGTTAGATTAAACGGATTATATACATTTGGTGGTACGGCAAATATTACAAACATAGGTCAAACTTCATTTACTCCAACAACTTTTACTGCAACAGTCAACGGACAAAACTATAATAATGGTACTGCGGTTACAAAAGTAAATACATTTAATTATCATACGGCAGGAGATTTTGGACAGCCCGTAGGTAGTGGTTCATTAGCATATTATACAAGAACACAAGGTGGAGATAGTTCGACTACATTAATAGAGTCATTTACAGGAGAAAGTTATAGAATTGAATTAGCAGACAATGTATTAGCATTCAACGGAACTGCTTGGACAACTACATTTGGATTATACAATTTAGGAGCAACTGATTTACAAGTTAAACCTGGATATTTAGTAAAACCGGGTGGTACTTACGCATATTGGTTAGGAAATCCATCAACTGCAAGTGATTACAAATATTATATTCGTAAATTTAATTCAGGAGCAACATCGGCAAAATCATCTATGACATTAAATTTAGGAAAAACATTGGTAGCATGGGATGCAACAACTGATAACTCTGCAGCAGCAGTTATCCTATTTGAGTCATCTAAAAATACAATTTATACACCAGCAAGAGTATATGACCCAACAAAAACTCTATCTAACTTTGTATCAACATTAACCGCAAATACTGACGGACAAAATCCTTTTGGTGTCAACATGGACTTATATGGTAATACAGGAGGTAGTTTATCATCAACAACATATACAATTCCATTAAGAAGTGTAGACGGTATGAATGTAAATGCAACCTATGATGAAATTTATGTGATTGTAAGATATAAAGGAGACCCATCACCAGTTACTTCAATAACAACAACATTTAGTTAATAGAAATGGCAGCAATAAATAATACATTCAAATCAGCTAGATTACTTCAAAGTAGAAGATATACGCATGACACCTTTACGGATGCACAGGAAGCGTTTACATCTACATTGGACATTAATTCTAGTGAAATTTATATAGATGCCAATTTAATTCCAACTGCATCATTACCGTTTAGCGGTAGTGGACAAAGTGGAAATACATATTCGTTAAATGGCCAAGATGTTGTAAAATATTGGTATAGACAACCACTAACTAAATCAGACACTAATAATGAGGTTTGGTTTTTCTTAAATCCATCTGGTTCTAATAGTGGTATAGGTGCACAATTGATAGATGCAAACCAACAAACAAACTTTGTATCACCAAAATATTCTGTACCTGCATTAGCAAACGCAAATACGGAAGATGCAACTCCGGGTTATGGTGCAAAAGTAATTGTAGCAGGAACACAAGTTTCAGTAAATAACTATACCTTTGATTATAAGACAGGTGTTTTACAATTTGCATCATCGGCCTTAATGCCATCAAACGGACAAGTTGTAACCATTACGGCATATCAATATGTGGGTAGAAAATTATCAGATTACATTTCAAACCCAGCAGGTAGTTTACCTTCTGGATTAATTAGTAGTTCTGCACAGGTAATAGCAATATTTAACGCAAACTTCACATCAGGTTCTACGATGGCCACAACAGTAGATACTACATTCGCAACAGATAATGAGTTATTTGTTACATCTTCGAATTTGGATGCAGGAGAGTTTTAATAGTTACATAAGACATTAAAAATAAAAATATATAGAATTAAATCAAAATTCTTACATTGTTTGTATGAAATTAAATATTTATATCGGAATACTAACATAAAGTAAGAGAATAACCCCAAAAAAATATGGCACAAATCATTAAAAACAGACGTGGTTCGTTAGAACGTTTATCGGCAGCAACCGCATCATTCCAAAAAGGTGAATTAATAATAACCTCAGGTTCGTCCAACTTAACGACAACCAATGGTTCATCTATTTTGTTTGCAGCAACCGAAAGTGGTTCAGTTGAAGCAGTTAATAGATTTATGATTGGTGATAACGCACCAAACACATTTGCTTCAAGTACATACAACGGATTAGTTAAAGGTGTTCCTTACTACGCAAGTGGTAGTTCAACTTTATACTTACTTGGTTCTGACAAAAATGATATACCAGATTTAACGGGTAACATTAGTAACTTTAGTTCATCAGTTGCGGTTTCAATAAATGCATTATCACAATCTATTGGTAGTGGTACAATTGGTAATTCAGTAAGTTTATTAAATACATTTAGTGGTTCTACATTGGGTAGATTGACCAATTTAGAAAGTACATCAGCAAGTGTAAATACTTCAGTAGAAGCTTTAAATACTTCATCTGCATCTCAACAAATAAGTATAGATGCATTGAATGTAACATCAGCAAGTGTAAACACATTTACAGCATCTGCAGCTGGAAGATTGACAAATTTAGAATCAACTTCTGCAAGTGTTAATATTTCAATTGCGGCTTTAAATACATCATCTGCATCTCAACAAACAAGTATTGATGCATTAAATAGTTATACTTCTTCAAATACATCTACAACTGCTCTAAACGCATTCACTGCATCTGCAGATGGTAGATTGACAAACTTAGAAAGTACATCAGCAAGTGTAAATACTTCAATAACTAATATTAATAGTTTTTCGGCAAGTACGATTGCAAGTTTAGGGGAATTACAAACTAAATCAGCAAGTGTAGATGTTTCAATTTCTAACATAAATACTTTTAGTGGTTCTACATTAGGTAGATTAACAAACTTAGAATCTAAATCGGCAAGTGTTGATATTTCGGTTACGGAATTAAACTCATATTCATCTTCATTAAAACAAGCATTTACTGCAAGTGGTGCCAATGTAACATTTAGTGGTGATGTAACTATTCCTGGTAACTTTACAGTTAGAGGTACTCAAACTATTGTAGATTCTACAACTGTTCAATTGGGTGATAATATCATTGAATTAAACGGAAGTGCAGCTGCAAATGGTGGATTATATGTTAAAGATGTAACCAATCCAAACACTGCAACAGGTTCAATAATTTGGGATTCTACAAATGACTACTGGAAAGCAGGAGCTAAAGATGCTGAATCAAAAATATTATTAGCGGGTGGAGATAGTGTAGTTAGTGGTTCATCACAAATTACCATTTCATCAACAACTGGATTTGATACATATAGTGGTTCAGTTTCGGCATCATTTGCAGAAGTTATTGCAAATGTGGGTTCAGGTGTTGGAGTTTCAATAACAAACTTAAATTCATTCACTTCTTCTACTTTAGGTAGACTAACTAATATAGAAAGTACATCTGCAAGTGTTGATGGTAGATTATCAAATATTGAATTAACTTCTGCAAGTGTAAATACTTCAGTTGCAGCTTTAAATACATCATCTGCTTCTCAACAAATTAGTATTGATGCATTAAATATAGTTAGTGGTTCAAATTTAGGTAGATTAACAAATTTAGAAAGTACATCAGCAAGTGTAAATACTTCAGTTGCAGCTTTAAACACATCATCTGCTTCTCAACAAATCAGTATTGACGCATTAAATGTAACATCTGCATCGTTAAATATATTTAGCGGTTCTACTTTAGGTAGATTAACTAACATTGAAACAACTTCTGCAAGTGTAAATACTTCAGTAGCAGCTTTAAATACATCTTCAGCATCTCAGCAAATTAGCATTGACGCATTGAATGTTGTAAGTAGTTCAAACTTAGGTAGATTAACTAACTTAGAAAGCACATCAGCAAGTGTAAATACATCGGTAACTGCTTTAAATAGTTCAACTGCTTCTCAACAAATCAGTATTGACGCATTAAATGTAACATCTGCATCGTTAAACACATTTACAGCATCTGCAGATGGTAGATTAACAAACTTAGAAAGTAAATCTTCAAGTGTTGATACATCGATTGCAGCTTTAAATTCATATACTAGTTCAAATACTTCAACAACTGCTCTAAACGCATTTACAGCATCTGCAGATGGAAGATTAACAAACTTAGAAACTACATCAGCAAGTGTAAATACTTCGGTAGCAGCTTTAAATACATCTTCAGCATCTCAGCAAATTAGCATTGACGCATTAAATGTAACATCTGCATCTTTAAATACATTTAGTAGTTCTACATTGGGTAGATTAACTAATTTAGAAAGCACATCGGCTAGTGTAAATAACTCAGTAACGGCATTAAATACATCAACTGCTTCTCAACAAATTAGCATTGACGCATTAAATGTTACATCTGCATCTTTAAATACATTTAGTGGTTCTACTTTAGATAGATTAACAAATATTGAAACAACATCCGCAAGTGTAAATAATTCAATAACGGCTTTAAATAGTTCAACTGCTTCTCAACAAATTAGTATTGATGCATTGAATAGTTATACAAGTTCAAACACTTCAACAACTGCATTAAACGCATTTACGGCATCTGCAGATGGTAGATTGACTAACTTAGAAGCAACAACTGCAAGTTTAAATACTTCAGTAGATGCTTTAAATACAGTAAGTGCATCAAACTTAGGTAGACTATCTAACTTAGAAGCAACATCTGCAAGTGTAAATAATTCTGTAACTGCTTTAAATAGTTCAACCGCATCTCAACAAATTAGCATTGACGCTTTAAATGTTGTAAGTGCTTCGAACTTAGGTAGATTAACAAACTTAGAAGCAACTTCTGCAAGTGTAAATACTTCGGTATCAGCTTTAAATTCATATTCATCATCATTAAAATCAGCATTTGAATTAACTGGTTCTAATGTTATAGTATTAGGTGACTTTACTGTAAGAGGTACAACGACATCAGTAGAATCAAATACAATTCAATTAGGTGATAATATCATTGAATTAAATGGTACTGGAGCTGCAAATGGTGGATTATTAGTTAAAGACCCAACTGCACCTAATACGGTAAGTGGTTCTTTACTTTGGGATTCTACAAACGACTACTGGAAAGCAGGAGCAGTAGGAGCTGAAAGTAAATTACTAAGAGCAGGTGGTGACAATGTTGTTACAGCATCTCAACAAATACTTTTAACACAAGTAGACGGATTTACTACATATAGTAGTTCAGTAGAAACTTCATTCTCAGCAAGTAATGCAAGTATCACTTCATTATCTGCAAGTGTAGCAAATGTAACTGGAAACTTTAGTTCATCGGTAGCAACTTCATTTAGTGCAAGTGCAGCATCTCAAACATCATTGAGTTCTTCATTCGCATCTTCTCAAGCTACACAAAATGGTAGATTAGATAATTTAGAAACTACATCTGGAAGTTTAAATTCATTTAGTTCTTCGATTGATACTACAATTAAAACTAAATTAAACGTTGAAGGTGTAATAAGTGGTTCATCACAAATTACAATTACTGATACAACCGGATATTCAACATTTAGTAGTTCAATTGCAACTTCAATAAGCGCATCAGTAGCAGGAGCAACTTGGGATAACTTAGTTGGAAAACCAGGTGGAATTGTAAGTGGTTCAGTTCAGGTTGATATTACAGCAACTACCGGATTTAGTACATTTAGTAGTTCAATTGAAACGAGAATTTCATTAATAGACGGAGGAACTTATTAATAACAAAAAGAAAGAATAAATAAAAATATATGGCAACAAATAACAACCCAACTTCATCGATTTTATTAAAACGTTCAGGCGTTGCGGGTTCGGTACCTACAACCACATCGTTGCAGGTAGGTGAAATAGCATTAAATACCTATGATGGTAAAGCCTTTTTACACAAGTCGGGTTCAACCGATGAGGTAGTAGAAATCGTAGTTGCCGGAGCAAATGTAACCGGTTCAATCAATCTTAGTGGAGCAGTTACCGCATCAGCTTTCGCAGGTTATGGTGGAGCATTGACTGGTGTAACCGCATCAATGAGACCTGATGACTTTGATTTTAACTCTGACCCGTTCGCAGGAACAATTGGATATATTCAAGCTAGTGGTTCTCTTTACAAAGTAGCAACTACAGTTGGTTCAGTTGATTTTAGATATAACGATGTAACAATCGCAACTATCACAACAGGGTCAGGATTTAGTGGTTCTCTTTACGGAATTGGTGATGTATTAGCATTTAGTGGGTCAGTAGCAGGTAGATTATTCAACTTAGAAATATCAGCATCACTTGGTCCAGATGGTGGAGAACTTTAATAGTAAATAAAATTATAATAGAAACCCCTCTTAGTAGGGGTTTTTTTTATTTTATAATATATTTATGTCAGTAGTATATACTACATTTTTGTTAGATAACTTTAAAGGATTAGACATATGTCATCAATCGTTCAACTCAAACGCTCTGCGTTATCGGGTAAGGTACCTGGTACAGGTTCACTTAATTTAGGAGAATTAGCATTAAATACTTACGATGGTAAGATATTTTTTAGACGCTCAGGTTCGACAGACACAATCCAAGAAGTAGTAACAACAAATGTTTTAAACACAGGTTCCGTAACCATTACAGGAACATTGACGGCAGAGTCCATTGTAGGTTCAATATCAGCATCCAATGGTGTGGTGAGTGGTTCATCTCAAATAGTCGGAATACTCTCTTCATTAAACTCTTACACTGCTTCATACGCAACCACAGGTTCAAATCAATTCAAAGCAGACCAAAATATTACCGGTTCTTTAAGAGCAACCGGAACTGGTTCATTTGGTTCTTTAAAAGTCAACGACACTCTTACTATTAATCATGGTGAAGCAATAATTAGTGGTTCGGCATTAGTAACGGCCGACTTAACTATATTAGGGGCAGTTAATGCAAGACAATTCAATATTTCAGTAATTTCTTCATCTGTCCTTTTCGAAAGTGGTAGTTCTAGATTTGGTAATACATCCGATGACACACACGATTTTACAGGTTCAGTTAATGTAACCGGTTCATTATATTTAAATGGTGTAGCCGTAGGAGCTTCATCTAATAGTGGTTCATTTACGGGTTCATTTAGTGGTGATGGTAGTGGATTAAGAGGAGTAATAAGTGATGATATACCGAGAGATGGTTGGGATTATGATTCAAATAGTTCAGCATCTATAAGTGATTTTAATAACACATCGGATAAATATTATATAGATTTTGAGCAATCACAATCAACTGCGGTGGGAACACCGGTTGGTTTTAAAGGATTTATGACAAATGTATCAGGTAGTACACAAATATTACCTACATTAGATAGTATTGATTTCATTGTTAGAGATAATTTAGTTGCATCAATTGGAATAAATGGTATCGTAGCAACTACACCTGCAGGAACTGTGAGTGGTTCTTCACAATTGACAAGTTCATATGATGCAAGATATGTTTTAAGTGGTAGTATTACTCAAACAACTTGGGATAACATTGCATCAAAACCTTCCGGAATAATAAGTGGTTCTTCACAATTAACATCATCAGTATTAGCCACAACGGGTTCTAATACGTTTAGAGGGACTCAAACAATGAGTGGTTCTATTCTACCTGCAATCGACAATACATATGATTTAGGTTCAGCAACTTATCAATGGAGAGATATATATGTTTCATCTGGTTCACTTTATATAGATGGAACAAAGGTATTGGGTTCAACAAACCAAGAATTACAAATCACAACTGATGTAGGACAATCGATTAAGATTTTAGAAGCAGGTAGTGATAATATTATTTTACAATCAGCAGATGGTGATATACAATTAAAAACATCAGGTGGTGGTAACTTATTATTTGACCCAACGACTGGTTTAATTGATGTTAGAGGAACTTTACAAATACAAGATGGTAATAAAATAACTTCTTCGGGTGGAAATGGTATTGTTTTTGGTAATAATATAGTAGTGAGTGGTTCATTTGAAAGTACCGGAAATGTTAATGGTATAAATTTGACTACATTTAGTTCTTCAATTGCATCTACTTTTTTAAATCAAAATACAGCAACTTCATCTTACGAAACAAAAGGTAGAGGATTGGTTAGTGGCTCTTCACAAATAACATATGCAGATATTAGTTCTATTCCATCAGGCATAGTAAGTGGAAGTTCACAAATAACGATTTCATCTACAACCGGATTTTCAACATATTCAACATCAGTAGATAGTAGAATTACAACTGAAAAAGGTAGAGTTGATGCAATTTTATTAGCAGCAGATGCAGACAAAGATACATTTGTAGAAATAGTAACATTAATTAATTCAGTAGATACTTCAAACGATAGTACCTTTGCATCTTTTTATACCGCAAGTGTAAATAGATTAAACAATTTAGAAACGACATCCGGAAGTGTAAATATTTCAATAAGTAATATAAATACTACAACTGCAAGTTTGAATACATCGGTAAGTAATTTAAATACAGCAACATCATCATACGAAACAAAAGGTAGAGGAATTGTTAGTGGCTCTTCACAAATAACTTTTAGTGGAATTAGTTCACTTCCTACATTAGTAAGTGGTTCTTCACAAATTACATTATCATCTACTACTGGATTCGGAACATATATAAATCAAGCGGTATTAACTACATCATCTCCTACTTTTGCAGGTATAACAATTAATAGTAAAGTAACATCAACATCGGCGGGGGTAGATGGTACATTTGCAGATGCATTTGTATCTCAATATTCGAGCAACAATAGTGAAACAAACGCAATACAAACTTCGGTTTCTTCTACTGCTATAAATTCTGGATTTAGATTTCAAGTATCAAATGGTGGGGGTTCATCAGCAAGAACAACTGTTGCCGATTTTGTAAGAACTACACAAACTTTTTATGGCAATGTATTACCTGCGGCAAATGGTACACAAGATTTAGGTTCTACTTCTCAACGATGGTCAACTGTTTATACATCGGATTTATCCTTAAATAACGGAATTGGTGATTGGACAATTGTAGAAGGTGAAGATGATTTATTCCTATACAATAATAAAAAAGGAAAAGTTTATAAATTTGCATTAACTGAAGTTGACCCAAATATGGCAACTCCTAAAAAATCGTAAGTTATGAGATATATTATATTAAAAGAATTATTACCATCGTTGAAAGGCACACCTGATTATGATGAGAATATGAATTTCATAACAAAATGTATTTGTATTGAAAACGATGAAATGTTTGTATATGATACTTTGGAAGAAGCTGAAAATAAAAGATTAGAACTATTGAATGATAGTAGATATATTGGTAGAGAATTGAAAATAAAAGAAACAAACGATTTTTAATTATGCCAATCGATATAAATGGAAATATAATATCATCAACTTCAATTACCGGAAGTACATTTAGTAATTCTATTATTACTAATGGGTTAATATGTCATTTAGATGCGGGTAATAAAAATTCATATGCAGGTTCAGGAGTAACATGGACAGACTTAACTGGAAATGGAAATAATTTTACTCTAAATAATATTACATACAATAGTGGAAATGGTGGATATATGGTATTAAATGGAACTAACGGATATGCAAGTATTTCTAGTTTAAATTTAACTGCTGGATTTTCATTGGAAATTTGGACATATATGACTTCGGCATCTGGTGGGTTTGGATTATTTGGGCAAGGCCCACCTGCACTTAATACAGGGTTACATATATTTTATGATACAGGTTCACGTGGTATGATTTATGGGATGTATAGTAATGATAATGATTATAATGAAAATTATAGACCATCAACCGGTCAATGGTTTAATTGGGTTTTTACATATAATGGTTCAAATTATGAAAAACGATTTTACGCGAATGGAGATTTAATAAAACCGGGGTCATCCGTACAAAACGCGTATGGTGGAACAGGACAATTTAATATCGGTGCAATTTATGGTGGCCCAAATGGTGCATACGCAAATGGTAGAGTAGGTGCTGTTCGTATATATAATAGACCTTTACATAAGGCCGAAATTTTAAACAATTACTACTCAACTAAATCTAGATTTGGTTTATAAAAATAAAAAAATATGCCATTTAATATAGGAGGTTCTACTTTATCGTCATCAATGTTAACACCGGATGGTGTTATATTACCAAAAAACTTTAAAAGAGTTACAAGTGATATGGTTGATACTGTTTATAATCAAAACTGTACAATCACATCTCAAGGTAATGATAGTACCGGTGGGTATTCAATATCTTATTATTTTAATTTAGGTGGATGTGGTGGTGCCGATTCTGGTTTATATTTTACAATAAAAAATACAATTCCTTGGTCAAGAATACTTTGTAAATTTACAAACGAAGGAACTGCCGCCTGTTGGACGTTTAATCAAAATGGATATGGAGGAATTGCACCCAATTTAGCATCTTATAATACGGGCTTAGGTGACATTATATTTCGTTGGGACGCATCAAATGCATTTGAAAATACAGCATACAATGTACAACTTGGTGCGTGTGATAACGAAGCAACCAATTTTATGAGATTTAGTGGTGTAAAATCATTTTATAGTTTTATGAGAAGAAATAGTGGTGCTATTGCAGGTGTAGGCCACGGAAGGTCTTGTAATTCCACCGGTGGTGGTTCATATTGTACAATATCAGAAATTTATATATTATAACATTATGCCATTAGATTTAAACGGAAATAAATTAAATAGTACATCAATTGGCCCAAAAGGTGAAGTTGTAAAACAAATATCAACCGATGGATTGGTATTACATTTAGATGCTGCTAATAAAAATTCATATGCAGGTTCGGGTACAACTTGGACAGATTTAAGTGGAAATGGTAATCATGGTACATTATATAATTCACCATCATTTAGTTCATCAGATGGAAATGGTTCACTTAATTTTAATGGAAGTAATCAATATGCTCAAGCAAATATAAATTCAACAATACTAAATGGTGACCCAAATTTTACAATTGAATTTTTTGTAAAGAGAACGGCAACTTTGGTTGGAACAACGGGAGCATATTGGGGATTAGGACAAGGGGGTACGCAAGGATTAGCCGTACAAGGATGGACTCCTACCGATAATAGAATACATATGGATTTATGGGATTCATCTCGTGTAGATAGTCAGGTAGATTATCCGTTGAATACATATGTACATGTCGTTTGGTCAAAAACAGGAACAGGAATTAGCCCAAGCACAGTCAGTTGTTATGTAAATGGTGTATTAGCAAATTCGGTTTCAGGTAGAGGACAAACTTCTGGTCCAAATTATCCAACATCTACTGCAGGTAATGGTATAGCAATAGGAAGAATTGCAGGAAACTATGATGGATATTATGGTGCATGTAGAATGGGCTTATTTAGAGTATATAGTAGAGGAATAAGTGCCGGAGAAGTTTTACAAAATTACAACGCACAAAAAAGTAGATTCGGACTATAATTAAAGAAAAAAGATATTATTATATTTATAAGAAACACAAAAGAATTAAATGGCAGCAATATTTCAAATTAGAAGAGGTTCAGGTTCAGTATCATTAGTTGATGGTGAATTATATTTAGATAAAAGTTCAGGCTCTTTACAAGTTTCATTGGGAAATGGAAATCCTATAACATTAGCTAGATTAGACCAACCAAATTCAGGTTCATTAAACTTATCCGGAGATATTACTGCATCTAATGCATATATTAGTGGTAATTTACACATATCTGGAAACTTAATTTTAGGAAATAGTGGTTCTGATACAATTACTGCAACGGGTGAATTTACATCTAATTTAATACCAAACCCAACAGACACTCATAATTTAGGTAGTGATTCAAAGAGATGGGGAAGAATGTTTATAAATAGTGTATCGGCATCCGCATTTACTGGTTCTCTTTTTGGAATGGGCGACCCAACATCGTTTAGTACATCGGTTGATTTAAGATTGGATAGAGTAGAAGCATCATCATCTTTATATGATAATGCTATGAGTGGTTCAAATAGATTATATGTTTCTCCAAGTGGTAGTGATAGTTATGATGGTAAAGACCCATCTACTCCATTTAGAACAATTAAAGCAGCAGTTGAATCATTAGGTTCAGCAATTGCATCAAATATACAAAGAACTACAATTTTTATAGGTAGTGGTAACTATACTGAAAACAATCCAATAGCAGTTCCACCCGGAGTTGCAATTGTTGGTGATACATTAAGAACGGTTAGATTAACTGCATCAAATCCTACAAAAGATTATTTCCATTGTCACGATTCAAACTATTTTTATGGTTTGAGATTTTTAGATTTAAAACATCCTGCGTTTGCATTTTCATACCCATGTTCTACTGCAATCGGTACAATAAGTGCTGGTGGTGTTAGTGGGTTAACAATGATACATACTGAAAGTGGATATGTTAATGGTGAGAGTGTTAATGTAATTATAGAAGGACCTGATGCAAGTGGAAGTGTTGCAACTGCAACGGCAACTGTAAGTGGAGGTACTCTTTCAATTAATATGGTAAGTAATGGTAGTGGATATGTTGTAGGTGAAAAACCACACATATCAATCCAAGCACCATCATCAAAAAGACCAGTAATTGGGACATCACCATATATTCAGAATTGTTCATCAATTACAGGTCCTATAACAACAGATGGTACTGCTTTATCTTTAAATCCAGCTAGTCCAAATTACGCACCACTTCCATATAACATAAATGATGTACGAAATGCATCTAATGCCGTAATTGGTTCAGGTATAATCGATGAACAAGGTGCAGGTGGTGGTATTAGAATCGATGGTAACTTAGTAAGTGGTTCATCACCATTAGAATCATTTGTAGCAGATGCATTTACTCAAGTTAATCAGGGTGGACCTGGTCACTTGGTAATCAACAAAGGATATGCACAATTCGTATCTTGTTTTACTACATTTTGTACTTATGGTTTCAAAGTAGCAAATGGCGGTTTTGCAAATATTTCAAATTCAGTAATTGACTTCGGTGCAAAAGGTTTAGTATCTAAAACTTATTTCCCACAAACATATAATACAGGTTCTTCTTCACAAACATTAACATCAACAGTAGTTGGTGCAGTTATTCAACAAGACGGAGCAGGTTATACGGGTTCAGTTGCAACAGTCACTATTACCGGTGGTGAAGCAAGTGTAAATGCAACTGCAGAAGCAACTGTTAATGCAAATGGTTCAATTGATGAAATTGTAATTTTAACTCCTGGTAGTGGATATAAATCACAACCAACTCTTACAATTGCAGCACCAACTGGTCCAGGTGCAATACAAGCTACAACTGTGGCAGAAAAAGCTGAAATTAGTGGTATTGCTGCAATATTATTCCAATTAGAAAGTGGAAGTAGAGGTATTGATATTTCTTCAAATATGATTTTAAGTGGTTCTAATTATTTAGTAACGAATGTTGCAACCGGTAGTTCTGCAAATGAAAGATATGTAACAGTTTATCCTGCACCACCTTCAATTACAACCGGAGATAATGTTTATTTCCACCAATTATCAAACATCTCAACAGGTGGATTGGTAATGGAATATGTTGGTAGTGGTGTAACATATAACGCACTTCCTAAATTCGGTGGAGTTCCAAATAGAAATAGAGAAATTGTTGAATATGCTCCAGGTAGAGTATTTTATTCAACAGTTGACAATATAGGTAATTTAAAAATTGGTGATTTCTTTGCAGTAAATCAATTAACCGGAGAAGTTACAATTGATGCAAACCAATTTAATTTAGGAGGTTTAAGTGCAATCGGCCCATTCAAAAGAAACGGAGTAGGTGTCGGTGTTGTATTAAACGAAGTTAGTAATAATACAACTTTATTAAACGCACAAGGAATTACAGGTGAAGATACTGTTCCAACACAATTTGCAGTAAAAGGATATATTGATATTAGAGATGCAAGATTGAATAAATTGGAACAAACTTCTGGTTCACTTAATGCATTTAGTGGTTCAACTCTAACTCGATTGGGATTATTAGAAACTTCAACTGAAAGTTTAAATACATTTAGTAGCTCAACTTTAACTAGATTAGCATTATTAGAAACATCGACTGGAAGTTTAAACTCATATACAGCATCCCTCAAACAGGCGATTACTGTTACTGGCACCGATGCAGCATCAACTACTACGATTAAAGGAAATTTAGTAGTTCAAGGAACACAAACAACATTGGATTCAACGACTGTACAAATTGGTGATAATATTATTGAATTAAATGGTACAGGTATTGCAAATGGAGGGTTGTTGATTAAAGACCCAACCGCAGCATCAACAATATCGGGTTCTCTATTATGGGATTCAACTTTAGATTATTGGAAAGGTGGAACGTTAGGAAATGAAAGTAAACTTTTATTAGCAGGCGGTGATTCAGTAATAAGTGGTTCATCTCAAATAGCAAATTTAGGATACGCTACAACTGGTTCAAACTCATTTAACGGAAGCCAATCTATAAATGGTAATTTATATTTAACCGGTTCTTTAATTCCAAGTGGTAACTTTGTATATGATTTAGGTTCACCAACAAATGGATTTGGGGATGTTTATTTATCTTCTAGTACCGTTTATATGAATAACAACCCCATATTTGGTACAACTGATGTTGTTCCTGTTGAGGTTGGTGATTATTTACAAGGTGGTATAGTTTATTATGTAGATACTGTAAATGGATTTTCTTATATAGTAAATAAAGATGATATTGGTGAGGTTAATTCTTCTAATTTTACAAGAGTAGCCGGTGCAAATAGTAGTGTAATTGGTGGTGGTATTACAAATACAAATGCAATTACTGCATCTACGGGAGGACAACAAAATCCCGCAAAACTTTGTAGTGATTTTACAGGTGGAGGTTATACAGATTGGTATTTACCATCTACTAGAGAATTGGCATTAATTGCAAGTAATACAAATTTAATGGCGGCAAGTTTAGCCGGTGTTAGATATGTTAGATATTGGTCATCAACTGCGGATTCTGATGCATCAAAAACTTATTATGCAGGTGATGGTAATAAAAATGATTATTTATTTACTAATGCAGGATTAGGTAATGGTGTTATGTTTAGTGTTCCTGATAACCGTACATCTGTTGGTTTTGTAAAAGCGGTTCGTAGAACAAATTTAACAAGTATAATAAGAACTTTATCTTTTCCAAACTTTAATTTTTCCGGTTCAATAAATGTTGAAGGAACTATTGGTGGAATTGCAATTGGTGCATTTGTAACTCAATCAAATGAAAGAATAACAAATTTAGAAAGTTCAAGTCTAAATTTAAATATAGTTAGTTCATCATTAAATAGTTATACTGCATCTTTAAACACATATACAACATCGGTAGATAGTAGATTTACAACTTTGGGAATTTATACAGGTTCGATTGAAACAAGATTTACTGCATTAGAAAATACAACATCTTCATTAAATACATTCTCCGCAAGTGCTTTAACTAGATTAAATAGAATTGAAGAAAGTACATCATCATTAAACACATTTAGTGCAAGTGTAAACGGACACATAACGGATATTAATACTAAAACGGGTTCATTTGAAAGTAAATTTAATGCAATCGGATATACAACATCATCATTAAACACATTTAGTGCATCAATGGATGCATTTTATAATAACTTTACTGCTTCTTTAGCAAATGGTGGATTTAGTGCATCGGTTGATTATAGATTGAATGAAGTAGAATATACCGCATCTTTATTTGGTGGAGGACTTGTTGCTCAATTAGATAAAATAAACCAAGCTACTGCATCTTTACAATCATTTACTGCATCTGCAAATAGTAGATTAACAAATTTAGAAAGTACAACCGCAAGTTTAAATTCATCCGTATCTCAAATAAATTCGTTTACTTCATCTGCAAATAGTAGATTAAATAACATAGAAGCCGTAACAAGTTCATACGAAACAAATGGTAGAGGTATTGTAAGTGGTTCATCTCAAATAACATTATTACTTCCATCTGGTGTAGTTTCGGGTTCATCACAAGTATTAAATAGTTCGAATGTATTAAGTGGTTCAAATCAAACATACATTACTACAATTAATCAAAATTTAGGTACAACATCCAGTGGTGTTCAATTTGCAACATTGGGAATTGGAACTACACCCGATGCAACATATGAATTAAAAGTAGAAGGTGATATTGCAGCAAGTGGTGACATCGTTGCATATAATACATCGGATAAAAGATTAAAAAATAACATAGAACCAATTGTTAATGCATTAGATAAATTAAATCAATTGGGTGGATATACTTTTGAATGGAATGAGGAATTACAAAAAGCTAGAAGTGGTAAAGATTTGGGAGTTATAGCACAAGAAGTACAATCGGTATTCCCTGAAGTAGTTATTGAAAGAGAAAACGGATACTTAGCAGTAGATTATGAAAAATTAGTTCCAGTATTAATTGAAGCTATAAAAGAATTATCAGCAAAATTAAAGGAATTAGAAAAGAAATAGATATTTATAATGGTATAGGAAAATTCTTATACTTTAACTAAAAAAAAGAGTAAACTAAAATGGGACTTAAATTTAGACGCGGTACCACCGCACAGAAATCAGGTTCGTTGGCATTCGGAGAACCCTATGTAAATACAGACTTAGGAACATTACAAGTAGGTGGAACGGCAGGTGATATTACATTGGGTGCATCTGGAACAGGAAGTCAGGGTTCATTTGCTGGTATATCCGGTTCTTCATTAGACATCACAGGAAATGCAAAAATTGATGGTAACTTAAGATTGGGTGGTAACATTACAATTGGTGATAATACTGCCGATAATGTAACTGTTGTAGCATCTTTAAGTTCTTCACTTATTCCTTCATCGGATAGTGTATTTGATTTAGGTTCTCCTAGTAAACAATGGAGAGACTTATATTTATCATCTGCATCATTATATATTGATGGAACTCAAGTAATTTCATCAAATGCAACAGAATTGATATTTACAACCGATACCGGTCAAGGAATTAAATTTAATGAATTAGGTACTGATAATATTACAATGCAAACTGTAGATGGAGATATTGAATTAAAATCTTCAGGTGGTGGTGATGTATTATTAGACCCAACTACTGGTATAATTTCTGTTAAAGGAAATGTTAGCATGCAAGATGGTACGGCTAAATTTTTAAGTTCAGGTGGAACTAATATAGTATTTGGAAATGATTTAGTAGTAACTGGTTCTATTACTACTACTGGAGCTATAAACGGATTAACTTTATCAACCCTTTCATCTTCAATTTCAACTACATTAAATGAATTAAGAATTACAACGGGTTCATCAAATATTGCAATTACAAATATAAATTCATATACATCATCATTAAAAGGAGCATTATCAGTAACAGGTTCAAATTTGACTGTATATGGTAACTTAAATATTGAAGGTACAACAACAACAATTAGTGCAAGTAATTTATCTATAACTGATAACTTAATATATCTTAATGAAGGTAGTAATATTACAAACCCTGACTTAGGTTGGACAGGTAATTATAATGATGGAACTTATAGACACGCTGGTATGTTTAGAGACGCATCGGATAGTGGTATCTTTAAGATTTTCAAAAATTATACTCCAGAACCATCTCAATCAATAGATACGGCACATGGTACATTTGCATTAGCAGATTTATCAGTAGGTACTTTATATGGTTCAATTGCATCAACTAATGGTGTAGTTTCGGGTTCATCTCAAATTACATACGCAAGTATCTCATCTATCCCAGCAGGAATAGTAAGTGGCTCATCTCAAGTAAGTTTAGGTTCTGCTAGTGGAAATATCGCATTGGCAACTCAAACAACCGGTGATTATGTTGCAAGTTTAGTAGCATCAACGGGTGTTACAATCACAAATAATAGTGGTGAAAATGCAACCCCATCAATCGCAATCGGTCAAGCAGTAGCAACATCTTCAAATGTTCAATTCAATTCATTAGGAGTTGGAATGGCAGCATCAGCAACTGCAGGTAGAATTGACGCAACAAATGACGTAGTTGCATTCTCATCTTCAGATATTCGTTTTAAAGAAAATATTGTTCCAATTGAAAACGCATTGGATAAGATTTCTAAAATTAGTGGTAACACTTATGATTGGAAAGCTGAAAATAAAATTGAGCATGGATACGAAGGAAACGATGTGGGTGTAATCGCACAAGAAATTGAAGCAGTATTACCTCAATTAGTTCAAACAAGAGAAAGTGGTTTCAAAGCAGTTAAATACGATAAATTAGTAGCATTATTAATTGAAGGTATCAAAGAACAACAAACACAAATTCATTCTTTAACAATCGAAATCGAAAAGTTAAAAGAATCAAAAGGTTTATAATAAATGTATGATGTATATTACACCACCGCTGGAGGACCCTGGTTCAACAGTGGTGCTGATATATGGGTAACTAATTGGATAAAAGAAGTGGCTCCTAACTTAGAAGTTAAGCCACTTCTTATTTTCCATAGACACAAACCTATAAATTACGAAGAATTTCCAATTGATATTGACCATGTTTGGGAAACCAACGAAGATAAAATTATTGAAATCTTTGAAGGTGCAAGACGCATACATATATTACATGGACATTACACCCCAACCAAAGCAGTTCATCAAAATTTAGAAAAGATTGATTCAATTGTTTTCCATAATTTAACCAAAGTGTCTTTAATGGCACAGATGGGAAAAGAAGAATATCTACATTGGTACGGAAATTGGGAATATGAAAACGAATTAATTGATAAAATTAAAAATAAAGTTTGGGTAGGATTGTATCATTTTCCATATGAAACGGAAAATTTACATCATATTCCAAATAATTATACATTCACACAAAATAAAGAACTTTCAACATCAGTAGAATTAGGATATGCAGCAAGAGTTGAAGGTAGAAAAAATGTTGAATACATGGATGGGTTAGGTGGATTCATTTCTACTAATTCAGAAACATTCAACAAATATTATAAAAAGAAATATGGATACAAATTTGAAAAAGCAAAAATTTACAAGTTTGATTACAAATATAAAGAAAGGTTCTATGGACTTGATTGGGGAATATCTCATTCTTGCTTTCAATATGAACCATTTGGATATGGAATATTTGAAGCAGTCGATTGGGGTAAATTACCAATATTACATGAAACATGGCATGTTCCACTTGACTATAAGTACAAAGCGATTGATGAGGAAACATTTAAAAAAACCTACGAAACAATTTGTCAGGATGATTACGAAACCCGTAAAGTAGAATTTGAAAAACTTAAAAATTGGATGATTAAAAACTTTTCTAATAAAGATGAATGGAAAGATAAACTTTTAGATATTTATAACGGAGAATAACACTTTATACTATGGCAAGAACAAATCTATCGTTAGGTAATTTATATAGAGCAACACAGGGTTCGGCAAGAACCAGTCAAGCAGTTTCTTTAAATGCTATGAACGCATCAGCAGGAACCGCAGCATCAATGTTAGCATTTGCAGTTGACTCTATAACAATAAATCAACCAACATTTACTTATATAGTAGAAAGTACCGAAGAAGCGGCAACGTTTTCATTTGGTTCAGCAGGTGCATTACATGGAACAAGAATTGGAAGTGTAGCAGCAAATTATTCGGTAACATTTAATAATGCTAACTTTACAGTAGGTACTGCAACATTAGGAGCATCACCATCATTTCCAATCACACCGGCATCAATTGCAGCAGCAAACTATTCAGAAGCTAGTTCAGTATTATCAATGACATATGCTGACGGATATAATACCGCAGCAACAAACTATAATACTACATCTACAAAAACTTTATACGCAGTAGACGTTTATAATACAATTAACCAACCTGATTTTTGTTTATTATTTGGTACAAAGGTAACTTTAGCAAATGGTAATGAAATAAATGTTGAAGATTTAAATGTAGGTGACGAAATTAAAGCTTGGGTTCCAGCAGGATTACCTGATGAGAATTTAGACGGAACTGATACTGGAGAAACTGAATGGAGATTTTGGTATAAAGATGAAGTATCCGGAACTGCACAAAATGTAATAATTTCAGATTTAACTTTTAACTTTGCAAGTGGATATTATTCTATCAACAATGGTTTAATTAAAACAACAGGAACTCACCCATTGTATGTTTTTGATAACGAAATACAAAAATATAAATTTAAAAACGTAGAAAATATATTAATTGGTGATAAATTAGTAATGGAAAGTGATGTAGAAGTTGAAGTTACTAATATAGAACAAGTGACAAGTGATGTAGAGATTGTAACTATAAATGTTGAAGAATCTGACGTTTATTTAGCAAATGGAGTAGTATCACACAATAAAGGTACAACTACACAATCTTCTATACCAGCATCTGGATTAAAAATGTATATTGAACCGGCTAAAACGGCATCATTTGCATCGTCTACACTACCATCAACTGGTACACCATCGGTTGATGTATTGGACATGAGTGGATATGGTACGGGTGTTAGACCTGGAGCACAATCTCCTTTATCATTAGCAGGTGGTAACCCATCTTATAATAATGGTGCAAGTAGAAAAGAAAGATATTATGCGTTTGATGGTGGTGATTTATTTTATAAAGATACAGCATCAAATATTAATGGTGGTATTTCTCAATTTAATACTAATACTGGTACAATTCACGTTTGGGTAAGACCTACAACAACATTGGGTACAACTACAAGACACATTTTTGACTATGGTGGGTTTTTTGGTTTAGCAATTGAATCATCAAATAGTTCTACATTAGATAGAGTTAAATTCTATGGTAGTACATTAGGTAATAGTGCACAATTAACGACATCATTATCAGCAAACGTTTGGTATATGATTTCTGCAACATTCCAACCATCAGGAACTGTAACAGTTTATGTAGACGGAACATCGGTAGGAACATTTACAGCAGCAGCGTTTACGGCACCTGCATCTACAAACTATTTAACAATTGGTGCAAATAGTGCAAGAACAACATTTTGGAATGGTCAAATAGGGCCTGTGTTGTTTTATAGTGTATTACAAGATGCAACCGCAGTAACTAGAACATATAGTTATTTTTCTCCAAACTATAAGTAACATTATTGTTTTGAGATAAATTTTTATATTTATATTAAGAATTAATAAATTTAAATTAAAGCATATAAAATGGCAGAAAAGATAGTATCACCAGGTGTATTTACAAGAGAAAACGACCTTTCATTTTTACAACAAGGTGTAGCCGACATCGGAGCAGCATTCATAGGCCCTTTCTTAGAAGGACCAGTAGTTCCAACAATCGTAAATTCACAAGCTGAGTTTGCTGAATTATTTGGAGCAGCTGATGGAACATATTATACTCCATTAGCAGTACAAAACTATTTAAGAGAAGCAGGAACTGCAACAATTTGTAGAGTAGCGGGTATTGGTGGATATACCGAAACCGCACCTTTATTATTAACAGCAACTTCTGGCTCAGTATCCGCATCATTGGGTATTTTGTTCAATACATCTACAAACTCAAATGCAGGTTTATTCGGAGCACAAGTTAGTGGTTCTCAAACCGGAGCAGGTGATTTTGTATTAAGAACTAATAGTGGTAGTTTATCATTATCGGCATCTTTAGACCCGTCTGATACAAACGATATTGAAGCAGTATTTGGGACATCGGCATTAGGTTCAAAAACCGCATATGTTTATGGGTTTTTTAAAAATTCATCTATAACATTTGATGCAAGTTGTTCATCTTCGGTAACTGTATTAAATTCACAGGATTTTACAGATGATGCACAAGAAGCATTAACTCCAATGATTAAATCACAAACTATTAGTGGTCAAAGATATGACCTTTTCCAATTTGAAACATTAGGAGCAGGTAATTCAGCAAATACAAAAGTTAAAATTGGTATTACAAATATTAAAGCAGCTGGTTCTGTAAACGGAACTGATTATGGTACATTTACGGTCGTAGTAAGAGCATTTGGTGATACGGATAAGAAAAAGAATGTATTAGAAACATATTCTAATGTAAATCTTGACCCCAATTCTCCAAACTATATTAGTAGAGTAATTGGTGATAGAAAATTATCAATCAATTCCGAAGGTAAAATAACTGAAACAGGTGATTGGGTTAATAATTCAAAATATATTAGAATTAATTCTTTAACATTTAATTATAACGCACCCGTTCAGGCAGTTCCATTCGGACACGCAGCATATAAATTACCAATATCCGCATCAGCAGGTGTTGGAGCATTGATTCCTGCAGTAACATTCTCAACAGGTTCGGTTGACCAATCGGGAAGTCTTGCACTTTGTGGTATTAATTTGGATTTCAATACTGATAACTCAATATATTTGAAACCAATTCCAACAGGAGCAAGTGTAGGTTCTAATTCTGTATTTGGATTAGATTCACTTACTTCATTAACTGCGGCAACTACAAACTTAGCAGTTGGTGATACTAGAGCACAATTTATAATTGGATTCCAAGAAGGATTTGATGGTATGTCGCCGGCAACTCCAATTTATACTGGAACAAATATAAGTGAAACTAACTCACAAGGATTTGATTTATCAACACCTTTAAAAAGTGGTTCAGTAGCATATGGTAAACACATATCTGCATTATCTAACGCTGACGAATTTGATATCAATATGGTAGTAACTCCGGGTGTTATTAGAAGATTGCATACTTCAGTAGCAACTTCGGTTTTAGATATGGTTGAACAAAGAGATGATTGTTTCTATATTATGGATACAACAGCAGCAGGTGATTCAATTCCACAAGCGACTGCACAATCCGACGCAGTAGATTCAAATATGACTGCAACTTACTACCCATGGGTTAAGACAATTGATGTTAATACAAACAAATTAATTTCAGTTCCACCATCAGTATTACTTCCGGGTGTATTCGCAGCAAACGATAGAGTAGCAGCTGAGTGGTTCGCACCAGCAGGTTTGAATAGAGGTGGATTGATTGGAGCAGTTAGTGTATTGAATAGATTAACTCAGTCTGAAAAAGATGATTTATACGAAAACAAAGTAAACCCAATCGTTCAGTTCCCAGGACAAGGTATCGTAGTATTCGGTCAAAAAACTTTACAAGATAAACCATCTGCATTAGACAGAATCAATGTTAGAAGATTATTATTAACTGTAAGAAAGTATATCGCATCTACTTCAAGATATTTAGTATTCGAACAAAACACAGCAGAGACAAGAAACAGATTTTTAAATATTGTTAACCCTTATTTAGAATCAATCCAACAAAGACAAGGTTTGTACGCATTCCGTGTTGTAATGGACGATTCTAATAACACACCAGATGTAATTGATAGAAACATTATGAAAGGAGCTATCTACTTACAACCAACTAAGACGGCTGAATTCATTCAAATTGATTTCAACATCTTACCAACTGGAGCAGCATTTAACGGATAATTTAGAAAACAGATATTTATATAAAAGAATTAAAAATAAAGTAAAATGCCAGAAATATTAGAGTTTGATAAGATGTTCTATAAGAATTTTGAACCAAAAATGGGTAACAGATTCATTATGGAAATCAATGGTATCGAATCGTACATCATCAAAACAGCAGCAAGACCAACTTTCACATCGGAGATAGTTGAATTAGACCATATCAATGTAAAAAGAAAGCTTAAAGGTAAATCAACATGGGATGATGTGAATATCACTCTTTATGACCCAATTGTACCATCAGGTGCACAGCAAGTTATGGAGTGGGTAAGACAATCACATGAGTCATTAACAGGTAGAGATGGATACTCTGCATTCTATAAGAAAGATATTACTTTCTATTTATTAGGCCCAGTAGGTGATAAGATTGAACAATGGACTTTAAAAGGAGCATTTATTAGTTCAGCAAACTTCGGTGAGTTGGATTGGGCTTCAAACGACCCGTTGTCAATTGAATTAACTTTGACTTATGACTACGCTATCTTAGAATTCTAATTTAGAGTAAAAATTATAAAAAGAAGGGGATGCAGAAATGTTATCTCCTTTTTTATTTTTTGAAAAGTGTATATATATTATTAAACACAAAGTTATATTATGAACGAAAATATCGAACAACAAGTTACAAGAGGATTAGGTGCACAAGCACAACAACAATACCAACAAGTAAGAAAAGACTATCCATTTCCAACGGAAGTTATTAGTCTACCATCAAAAGGATTAACATATCCTGAAGGTAATCCATTATCAAAAGGTGAACTTACAATTAAGTTAATGACTGCAAAAGAAGAAGATATTCTAACTTCTACAAACCTATTAAGAAAAGGCATTGTATTAGATAAGTTATTAGAATCAATTGTAGTTGAACCAGGTGTTCATATTAACGATTTATTGATTGGTGATAAAAATGCAATATTAATTTCAAGTAGAATATTAGCATATGGCCCAGAATACAATGTGACAATCACAGACCCAAATGAAAATGAGCCAGTTGATGTTGTAGTTGATATGACAAAATTGAAAATAAAAGAAATTGATGAAAGTCAACTAAATAGAAATAACGAATACGAATTTACACTTCCAAAAACGGGAATGAATATTAAATTTAAGTTATTATCACATATGGATGAACTTGCAATTCAAAAAGATATTGAAGCAAGTGAAAAGGCATTGAAACAAGGTAATGAAATAACAACTAGATTAAGAAGAGTTATAATTGAAGTAGAAGGAAATAGAGATTTAGGATATATAAGTAATTATGTTATAAATCAACTACAAGCTGCCGATTCAAGAGCACTTAGAAAACACATTCAAGCATTAACACCCGATATTGATTTATCGTTTGAGTACACATCCCCATTTACTGGAGAGAAGGAGGCTCTTAAAGTCCCAATCGGACTTGACTTTTTTTACCCTACCGACTAATTATTCCGTAACTTTACATCAACAAATATTTAGTTTAATTTATAATTCCAATGGTGGTTTTAATTGGAATGATGTATATTTTATGCCTATTAAATTAAGAGACTTTTATTGGAGAGAATTAGTAAAAGCAAAAGATGCAGAATCAGCCGTATACGATAAAGCAATAAAATCTAATACAAAAAACTCCAGTAAAGCATCTAGGAGATGATAAACTAATATAGTTTATATTTATTGTAAGAATAACCCAATGAATGGCAAAAAAACCCTATAAATACAAACCCGTAACTACGAATACCGATGACAACTCTATGGAGAGGAGTATAGCATACTTTAATAAAAATGTCACAAATTTTTCATCATCAACGGACAAACTTGTTAAAAGTATAGATACATTTACTAAATCGGTAGATGCATTTAAAAAATCAACCGAAGAAGATAAAAAAACAAAGGAAAAAGATAAAAAGGATAGGGATAAGGATAAAAAATCAGGGGGAAGCTCACCTGATGCGCCGGCAAGTAAAAACCAAGCTTGGGCTAAAAAAACTCAAAAAGGATTAGATAAATTTCAAACACAAGCTTCTAAATTAGGTATTGAACGATTACAAAAATTTACTGGTGATGTATTTGGAAAAAAAGCCTCTCAAACTATGACAAGGGGTATGGCTAAATTTGCAGGTGCTATCGGCCCTAAAGGTGGAGGTGGATTTGGTGCGGGTATGATGGGTAAAGCAATGGGTGGATTAGGTAGTATTGCGGGTGGTGTTTTAAGAGCAGCCGGCCCTATTGGAGCAATTGCAGGCGTTGCAAAAATGGCATTTGATTTTTGGGATAGTGGTGGTTTTGCAAAAATGAAAGTTGGACTTAAAATGTTGGGTGGTAATAAAATGAATAAGGCATCTGACTTAGAAGATGTTAAAAGTTCATTGGAAGGTACGGAACAAATGCGTAAACTTAATGCGGAATATAACTATGCAGTACCATTACAACTAAAACAACAGGCGGCAGATGATATGTTACAATACAATAAAGGTATTGAACAAGATTCATTAAATTATAGTCAAGGTTTAGTTAAAGATAAGTTAGAATACGAAATGGGGTTGAGGAAAGATGCCATGCAATTTCAATTCCAGCAAGCAATGGAAACATTGGATGCTGAAATGAGTAAAAGAAAAGATATTCAAGCATCCGGAATGTCATTTATAAATCAATATTCTACAATTTCAGAAAGAGCTCTTAGAGCAATTGGTTCTTCTACAAAAATGATTGTAGAAGGAATTTCTAAATTTCAACAAATTTTTGGTGGTAGTGTAAAAGAAAGTTTTGAATTATCAGAAAACGCACAAGGGTTAGCATATCATTTTGGAGTAGGTGCAGATGATGTTCAAAATATGACAAATCTTTTCCGTTTAATGGGAAAGACAACTGCAAAAACTGCACAAAATTTAATTAATGGTATTACTGCATTTGCAGATTTAAATAAATTATCACCACAGGCAATATTCGCACAAATCAAAGACGCGGGTGAAGATATATACAAATTTAGTAGTGGTACTGCAGAAAACTTTGTAAAGCAGGCAGGTTTACTTACTAAGATGAGTGTATCTATGTCTCAAATGATGAAGGCATCGGATTCAATGGTTCTTAACTATAAGGATAGTATTAAAGCTGAAATGAGTTTATCGGCTATGTTAGGTAAAAATGTAAACTTATCTGAAGTAAGAGCACGTTTAATGAGTGGAGACCAAGCAGGCGCAGCATCTGCATTAAAAACCGCATTGGGTGGAATTGATGTCGGCGCGATGAACGCATTTCAAAAACAAGCATTGACACAGGCAACAGGAATGGATATATCGGCTTTGATGGGATTACAACAAGGAAAAGGTGGAGGATTAAGTGGGGAATTAAAAGCTGAACAAAATAAAGGTAAAGCATTTGCAGATGGTGCATTAAATCAAGATATAGCAAATGCATCTGCTAAAATGAAATTAGAACAAGAGCAAAGAGCTAAAATGTTGGCGTTTGAACAAAGACAGCGTTTAATTATGTTGACATTAGAACAGGCTCAAAGAATGGATGGTATTGCATTAGAACAAAAGTATAGAGCATTGATAGCCGCAAAGGGTTATGAAGATGCAAAGAATACTATGGCAATGGAGATGATAAAAGACCAGGCTTCAAAATTTAGTTCGAATATGACGGCAGGAACTGCAAGTGGATTGGATAGACAAGGTTTAAGTGACGCAGCCATAGGTGATTTTACCAAAACTATTAGTGGTGTTGATTCCGGACTTAGTACATTAATTAGTAGTGGTGCAGTCAAAGGTACGGATATGCGATTGGCTAATTATTTAAGTGCAAAGGATGATATTTTACAAACCGCAGGAGCAAAAGATAAAAAAGGAAATTTAGTAAATACTCCTGAAATGATTGCACAAAAATTGTCTGATGCAATGACAAAATCATTTGGTGGAGAAATAAAACAATACAATGAAGCGGTAACTAAAAAAACGAGTGAAACTAATGCACAAATTGCAGCATTTCAAGCCATAGTAAATGCACAAAATGTTATAGATAGTGGTAAAGATAGAGGAAGTGCAACTAAGGCCCAAGTAAAGGCTTTAGATGATTCAATAGCATCTGCAGAAAAACTATATCCTGAATTATTTAAAGAATTTGAAAAATCAAAAGGTCAAGGTAATGTTAAGAACTGGCAAAGGGGTAACAATGCAGAATTTATAAATGGTTTAAAACAAACAATTCCAAAACCATTGGACGGAAAGGGAACTGCTGCGGCAACTGCAGAAGGAAATAAATTAGTAGTAAATGCTGCAAATGTCCAAACAGTTAAACAAGGTGAAATAATAGTACAACAAAAAACAATGTTAACTAATGCTGAATATGAATTTAAGCTTCAACAAGAAATGGTTGCATTATTAGGATTAAGTTCACAAATACTTAATAGAATTATGGAAAATACTAAAGGAGAGAAGGGGAGTATTACATTATATGGTAGAAGTTTAACACAATCATTATTAAATGAGGCACGTAAAAATTACGCTATATCAAGAACTGAATAATATCTACGATATAGATATTTATAATTAAATAGTATTATTTACAAATGGCAACAATATCTGACTTATTTAAACAACAAAATAAAGAAATTTACGGACTTAGTGGTAAAGCCATTATTGAAAGTAGAGGATTAATAAACCCACCAAGAGCGGCGGCATTACTTACATCGTCACCAAGTGCACTTGGTGATTTAATTGGCAATCAAATAGGTGGTGCTTTGGGTGGTTCCGCTAATAGACCATCTGATACTATATTTGTTGCAGCAAAAGGAACTAGTGTTTTAAATAAACCAATATCATTATTTAAATCACAACAAGGTTTAAGAAACGCAGTCACAAAGGATACCGATTATATTGTAAAAGAAAGTCCTGCACCTGGTTCAATAATTTCATCTTTAAATTCAGGTGCATCTAGTTTACAAGGTGTTGCAACCAATCTAGCAATAAACGCCGTAACAAAGGGTGGTTTAAAAAAATTATCAGATTCATTAAAAAAGAAAAAAACTGGTAAAACTATCACATTAACAGATGGTACAGAATTACCGATATATACCAAAAAAGATAATTTTTCAAATACAATTGATTTTAATAATAGATGGGATGTGGATTCTATAAATGATATAGATGAAATACAGGAAGATAAATTAGTAGAAACCATAAAAAAATATGCAGGAAAAAATGTAGTACCAATTTTATTTAAAAAATATGGCACTTCGGTTACAATACCATTTCAATCAACATTAAATGGTTTAAGTGAAGATGTACAATCTGAATGGAATAATTTTAAATATTTGGGTTCACCATTTAAAATATACAAATATCAAGGTGTAGAACGTAGTCTAAAGTTTAGTTTAAAATTATATTATTTTAATCCCCGCCAAAAAGAAAAAATGATAAGTAAAATAAACTTTTTAAAATCACTTGCATTCCCATATGAAGAAATTTCGGAAATGACATATGGTGGTGATAACCAAACTTCACAATATGCATTTTCTCCAAATTTATTTTATATTTCAATTGGAGATATGTATAAAAATGTATTTGGACTTCTTGAAAATATATCTTTTCAAGTAGAAGATACTGTTACATGGCCATCACTGGGAACTGAAGACGAATCCAATTATATGTACCCGTCGGTTATAGATGTTTCAATATCAATGAAACTTATTGAAAATCATAAAGTAGAAAAAACAGCTGGTGGTATAACCAAATATAGATATAACTTTGATGGTAGAGGCCCAATCGTAAAAAATCCAAAGAAAGAAGAACAGAAAAAAACAGAAGCTTCCGTAAATCAAAAATATGATGAAGGCCCAGGTGAATCAACATATTCTATGAAATCTGGGCTTGTTGGTTAATAAAAATTTCAAAAATGGCAAATAGATATCAATATTCAAACACATTAATTACTAAAAATACAAAAAAAAAGTATTTAAGTAGTATAATTTATCCAAAAATAAAAGCATCAAATGATGACCTTTATATAATATCTGAAGGTGGTGATAGATTAGATATTCTTGCATCCAAATATTATAACGATAAAACTCTTTGGTGGATTATTGCAACTGCAAATAATCTAAACGATGCATCTTTATCGATTACACCTGGTACACAAATGAGAATACCATCAAACATTTCTAAGATATTAAATGATTTGGAAAAAATAAATAAATAAGTTATGCCATTTCCGTTTATTGCCCCTTTAAAAGATTGGATTAAACTTAAATTAGAAAAGAAAGAAGCCAATCCACAATCATCAATATTGTCATCTCCCTTTGCAATGTTAACAAGTGGTGCTGTGGTATTAAAGGGTGGGAGTGTAAAACAATTATTAAGCTCACAAGATTATGGAAAGGATGCATACTATGGGTGTGTTTTAACTAATACTACCGACACATCTAAACTATATCAAACAGGAAAAACCATAGTCGGTTATGATTTAAATGGTAAAGAAATTGTAGTTGAGGGCGAAAAAAACAGAAGAGTTTCTCCACCAATAATAGAAAGTATAGAAATTGATACATCCGGAGGAAATAATACTTTAAAAGTAGCACAGATTAAAATTAAAGTATTTACATTGAAACAATTAGAAATGTTTGAATTATTTTTTCTAAGACCATCAATGAATGTTGTTTTAGAATATGGATGGAATACTGATATTAGAGCCGGTGGTGCATTTTCTGGTCTTCAAAAAAATTTTACAATAGAAAAACATTTATTTGCAAAAAAGAATTGGGAAACATATAAAAAAGACTATGTTAATTTTTTCACTGATAAATCAACTATAAATGATTATACACGAATATTAAAAGAAACGGATGGTAATTATGATTTTATGATTGGTAGAGTTACAAATTTTACTTATTCACCAAACGTAGACGGAACATATGATATTGATTTACAAGTATCGGCGGGTAACGAATTACAATTATGGCCTGCATATAGAGCTGCTAGAAGTTCATCAAATACGGATAAAAAAAATAATAAAATAGTTAACAATTATGAATCATTTATTGCAAAAATGAATGCAGATTTAAAAATGAATAATTTGCAAACAATATTTCCTAAAAAGACATGGAAAGACGAATTTTTTAATTATGGAATAACAAACGAAAAACAAAAAGATACGATTGTTTCAAAAACACCATACATTTCATTTAAAGCAGTTTTAGAAATAATAAATAATTTAAAAATAGTTCAAAACGACCATGAAGGAATCAAATATGATACATATAAATTTGACAATAAAGATTTAATACCTGTTACATCAAATCCTTATATAATGTCAACAAATTCATACATACTAATTCCTGGAAAATTACCAAATATAAAAGTAGTCACCATTGAAACGGAAAATAAAATAGTTGTATCTACCGATGATAAAGAAAGACAGGATTGTTTAATAAATGGAAAATCTTTTAATTTAAATAATACAAAAATATATGATTTTGAATCTAATAAAGCGTTAGATGTACCAGAAATTGAAATCGAATCAAAGGTTACAGGTAAAAAATTAAAAATATTTGCAAATACTGGAAATTTATTAAATATATTTATATCTTACGAAAGATTTTTAGAAATTGTAGATTCTGCAGATTCATTGACACAAATTCTAACTCCAATTTTAACTGCAATAAATGATACAATGTTGGGATTGTGTGATTTACAAATTCAAAAAATAAATGATTCACCTAGTGTTGGAAAGTTAGAAATAGTAGATAGAAAAACACAACACAATATTACAAATGAAATGAAATCGGCGGCATCCTCAACATCCGCACCAACCTATAAATTTAAAATAGGAACAACGGGAATTTCAGAAGATGGTAAACCACATGCTTCAATTGTTAAAAATCTTAGTTTTAATATGGAAATGAGTACTCTAATGCAGGCTCAAGCATTATACTCAATACAATTAGCTATTGCAAAACAAAATAAAAAAACAAACACCGATGCATCAAAAGAAATAGATAATTTTGTTTCTGCAGATTTATCGTATGCACCCAATTCGGATGGATACTTTGCAATAAATGATATGGAAATATCCATAATAAAAAAAATGCCAGTTCCAAAAACCGAAAGAACGGCCGAAGAACAAAAAGCAGAAAAGGAACAATTGGAAGAAGTTAAAACATCAAAATATACTAAATTTTTAATGCCAGGTGGTAAGATAAAAAATTTAGTTTATCAAGATTCCGGATTAATACAATTATATTTAGTACCCAAAACTAATAAAAATTCATTGGCATTGAGTTATTTGAATATAACATTGGGAATAGATGGCATCGCCGGATTTAGTTGTGGTGAATATTTTAACATAGAAGGTATTCCTGAAATTTATAATCAAAGGGGATATTTTCAAATATTAAATGTTAAACAAGGAATTGATGAAACTGGTTGGAAAACTACAATAGAAGCTGGATTTTTAATAAAAACCGAATAATATGTATAATGATTTAATAAGTGAAAAAACAAATTATTCTTTAGATTTTCCAAAAACAATAGTACCAACCCCATCGGATACCGATTATGAAAATGGGTTTATAGAAAGATATTTTACTCAAAAAGTAAATGATAAAAATTCATATGTTTTTGAAATAGATAAAGAAGTATATTTTAATTTATTTGAAAATCCGTATTGGGCGGTGGAAATTATGAAATGGAGAATAACAGGCCCCATATCACCTGTTTATAATATTGATGGTATATTAACCGATAAAGGTGTTATTGAATCAAACAATGCATCTATTTCAATTATTTCTGAAAAAATAAAAAATGTAAAATTATATCTTCCAAATATTTTACAATTTCATAAATAGAATTGACGAAAATCATATAAAAATTTGGTAATTAAAATAATTTTCATTATATTTAATTATATAAACAAATTAAGTTATGGCACATTACAAACACCTTACAACGGAAGAACTTCAACAAATGTCTTTTGATTGGAGATACAGAGGATTCACAGTTTTAGAATTATTAACCGAAACGGAAGTGGATGAAGTTAACGCAGAATTAGATAGATTGAGATTAGAAAGAAATCAAAACGAACCAGGTAAGTGGCAAGAGTTTGAACCTATCATGTATCCACATAAAGATTCGGAATTAATTGCTAAATTATTCTCACATCCAAAAATTATAGAAGCTGCGGAATTTCTAATGGAAGGAAATGTTGTTGGTTTACAAACTTGGGGTTATTACAAACCAAAAGGTGAATTGGGTAGAGACCAACATCAAAACGCATTCTACACAGGATGTGGCCACAATGAAATTATCAACACTGCATTGGCATTGGATAATCACGACCCTGAAAATGGAGCGGTATGGAATTACGAAGGTTCACATAGATTACCAGTTTTACCAATTGAAGATAACGAAGAAAGAAAAGCAACAAATACTGATAATTGGAGAAGTGAGAGAGGTAAGAGTTGTGTAATGCCTGAAGGACATGATTTCCGTAAGGTAGAAGGTTATTTGAAAAGAGGACAAGTTGCACTTTTACATTCGCATGTAATACATGGTTCTGAACCAAATAGAGACCCAAATAGAATGAGAAGAAATTTCTTAGGTGGATATCTTAAAGAAGGTGCATATTTTCATCCTGGCAATCAAATGAAAAGAGAACCAATTGATATGTACGAATTAAGAAAGAAGCATTGGGGAGAATAAATTTTGTAAATCAAAATATTTTTAGTATATTAGTGGGGTATGAATCTAATTGAAGATAAACATACCCTACTTTTGTTTTTAAAGGGTAATGTAAATATTGACCTTATCATTCCTGTATGGAGTTCTCACAGAGCACATCCATTGGGAAATCGTTTGTCTTTTTTATATTATAGACAAAGTGACGGAAGTGATGGTATAATTAATTTCAATCACATAGATGCAAAGAAATTAGACAAGTTAGACATATCCAAAATAGTTCATGTCAATACATTAGTTTTAGACAATAGGTATTTAAAGACCATAGGACTGGATTATGAGTGGGTATCATTTGAAGAGAATGGGAAACCATTTATCTTTAATGAGGTCGTAGAATCGGTTTATAGAGGGTATAGAAACGACTTTAAAGAGTTGAATGATTGTGTACCTTTAATGAAGTGGTATGAAGTCCTAAAAACAATCCCAAATATCAGTACAAGAGCAGAATGGTATAGAAAATATACAACAGCAATCAACACATTGGGAAGGCTGGAAGGGGCTGGGGTAAAAGTCGTTAGAGAAAAATTTATTGATAGTTTTAACTTCAACGAGCAATACCTGCGAAAGAATAATATCGTCTACACACAATACAATCCTTATACAACAACGGGTAGACCATCGAATAGACACCTTAATATCAACTACTCTGCGTTAAATAAGTCGGATGGTAGTAGAGAGTGTTTTGTAAGTCGTCATCCCAAAGGTACATTGATTCAATTTGACTATGAGTCGTATCACATTCGTTTGATTGCGAAAATGGTTGGGTATGAATTTCCAAAGGGAGAGACCGCTCACCAACATCTTGCAAACCTTTATGGGTGTGATTATGAGACGGCAAAGAAGATAACCTTTACATATCTTTATGGGGGATTAGATGATAATGCAAGAGGAATTCCATTTTTCCAAAAGGTTGATGAGTATATTAAAAAATTATACCAATCGTTCGTCATTTCGGGAAAACTTACGACACTCTTATATAAAAGAGAAATTCCTTTTAGTAGAATTGAAGGTGGTAACGAACAAAAGGTATTTAACTATTTATTACAATCCCTGGAGACTGAAATCAATTATATGAAGATTGGTGAGGTCATAGAGTATTTGAGTGGGAGAATGTCAAAAATGATACTTTATACCTATGATGCGTTCATTATAGACACACATCCTATTGAAAGAGAAAATATCTTAAACGACATTAGAGAGATAATGGAGAAGGGTGGTTTCCCGGTTAAAGTTGAAGAAGGAGAGAATTATAACAATTTAGAGGTTATAAGTTAAAATTTTATATTTATATCATATAATTATATTCAATTAATAGACAATAATATGCGTTTAATAAACCT